CTGGTTCTGCTATATCATGCAATACTGGTAATGAGTGTGCAAACTATCTTAGTACGGCTGCTCGTATACTTGACGAGAATGACGTTCCTGAAGAAAATCGTTGGGCTGTGGCTCCTCCACAATTCTACGAAATCCTCAGACAAGCTGATGCTAAATTGATGGATGCTGGTGTTACTGGTGAGGCAACAAGTCCACTTTTAAATGGTAATGTTACTTCAAGAAAAGTACACGGATTCACATTGTATCAATCTAATGCTATCGTAGTTGGTGCGGCTGGTTCTACTTCAGCAGCAACATTTGGTCCATCATCAACAAGTGGTGAAACTAATGTTCTGTTTGGACATATGAGTGCAGTAGCAACTGCTTCAGCGATTGCTAAAACAGAAGTGGTTCGTGATCCTAACAGCTTTGCTGACATTGTACGTGGTCTACACGTATTTGGTCGTAAAGTTCTTCGTGGCTCTGGAACAGGATTTACTGGCGTATTGTCTGGTGTTCCTGATCTTAATACTTAAGGGGGGTATATATTATGGCTACATATAATGCAACCCATAGTGGGGGTGGTACAGTTGGACATCCAGCTAGTGCCAATAAAGTTTATGTTTTAACATCACCAGTATATGATGCTGTTGACAACACAGACTTAGAACAAGGCGACATAGTTCAATTATTTGACATACCTGCTGACACAATGATTGTTGGTGGATGTGTTGAAAACCTTGAAGCTTCTGGTAATGAACAGATCACTTTTGATGTGGGTATTACTGGTGGTGATGTTGATATGTTCATTGATGGAGCAGATTCAGATCAAGCTGCTGGATATGCAACTCCATTCTTGATGGCAGCAGCAGGTGCTCAAGACAGTAACCCTGTTCTTATAACTTCTGCTGATACTGTTGATCTACTTGTGATTGACGGTGGTTCATCAAAAACTACTGCTTGGAGATTTAGAGCACATATCGCAATGGCTGATATTTCTAAAAACCCAGTAGAGTCTGCTACAGTATCAACTGGTACTTAGTATTATATAGGTTTTGAGGGGTTCCTTCCGTATGGTTGCATTTTTATAATGTAATAAAAAACCCCTCCTCTTTTTGCTAAGTTCAATTAACGGAGATACATATGTTTTTTATTAAACTTCTTGATGAAGAAGATGTAAAGTTTTGTAGAGAAGGTGTTCAAGGATTACATTTTCAAGATGGTGGATTAACACAACCACTAAACAAATCTTACAATGTTAAAAAGAATCAACAAACAACTTCTGTACCAGAACATATTAAAAAATATTTAATTGATATTTTTTATAACCATTCTTATATAGATTCTGTTTACTGTCCTAATAGAGTATCAGTAAATTTTTATAACAAATATCAAAAAGATGATTACTATAATCTTCATGTAGATGCTTTTAAAGCAATGCCAAAATCTAATAATGTATTTTTTGATTATGGTTTTTCTATCAACTTAAATGATGATTATGAAGGTGGTAGTTTTTTTATGAACACAGATGTAGGTCCTGTGTCAAAACAATTAAAAGCTGGTGAAGCTGTAATATTTCCAATCATATATCCACATGGAGTTACACCAGTTACTAAAGGTACAAGAGAAAATGTATTAGGTTGGTTATCTTCTAATATATCTTATGAACAAGCATTTATATTAAAAAATTTATATGATGTAAATGTATACCTAAAAGATAAAGATAAAGATACATTTGTTAGTTCCACGTTAGTTCAAACATATTTGAAGAAAGCGTGGGGTAAATAAATGATATATAAAATATTTAGTAATGAAGAAGTAGAAGATATACTTAGTAAGTTAAATAATAAAAAACTTGTAGACGGTAAAGATACACAACAATTAAGTCAACTTTATAATATAAAAGAAAATAAAGAAACTATTATTACTAATAAAGTAGATGAGTATATAACAAATTTATTTAAACAAAAAGGAGCAATCAATAAAATATATGCTCCCACAAAAATAAAAAATAGAATTTATAACAACTATAATATAAATGATTTTTATGATTACCATATAGATTCTTTTCAATCATCTGATAGTAAAATGCTATACAATTATGGTTTTACTATTAGTTTAAGTGATGACTTTGAAGGTGGAGAATTTGTTTTACAAACAGAAGCTGGAGAAATAGGATATAGAGTTAATAAAGGGGAGGTAGTAATATTCCCTATAATATATCCTCACAAAGTTACCAAAGTTACTAAGGGTTGTAGACAAAACATTATAGGATGGTTTGAATCTAAAGTAACATATGAACAAGCATACATTTTAAAAGTTGTAGATGAAATAAAATTAATTAATATGCAACTATTAAAAAGTAATTCTAATAACGAAACATTTAAAAGTTTATTATTAAAATCAGGACTTGTTCAAAATTATTTAGTAACTCAATGGGGTAATGATATTTTCCAAAATGCCTAACAACTAACACTACAGGGAAAATATAAAAGGCATCTGTAGTATTATCTTGCTTTATAAGGAGATTAATTATGAATGATTTATTAGATATGCTTATTGGTTTTGATACAGTAATGAGTGGAAGATCTAACTACCCACCATATAATATATATCAGAATGAAGATCTGTATACTTTAGAAATAGCTGTTGCAGGTTTTTCTAAAGAAGATTTAGAAGTTAGTATAGAAAAAAATAAATTACTTATTTCTGCAAAGAAAAAAGTTATAGAAGAAACAAGAAAATATTTAACACAGAATTTAGGACTACGATCTTTTACTAGATCTTTTCATCTTGCACCTTACATAGAAGTTAAGGATATAAATTTAAAAGATGGAATACTAATTATTAATTTAGAAAAAGTTTTACCTGAAGAATTAAAACCGAAAGTATTACCTATTGGCTAGAAAACCATCAAATATGAAAGGCATGACTATTAAAGGAGGACATAAGCGTCCTACTAAAGCTGGTGCTGGTCTTACTGCTAAAGGTGTTGCAAAGTATAGAAGACAAAATCCAGGCAGTAAACTTCAAACTGCTGTTACTGGTAAAGTTAAACCTGGATCAAAGGCTGCTAAAAGACGTAAAAGTTATTGTGCAAGATCAGCAGGACAAATGAAGAAGTTTCCTAAAGCTGCAAAAGATCCTAATAGCAGACTTAGACAAGCACGTAAACGGTGGAAGTGTTAACCTCTATTGGTACTTTCAAAAGAGGACAAGCGTAAATTAAAAAAATTTGGTTTACGTTTAGAAAAAGCAAAAAGAAATTTTAAAAAAAATCTTTTAAGGAGATCTACAAATGTATGGCATGAGTTATGGAAAAGAGAAAAAGAAAAAGATGCAAAAAGGAAGTAAGGTTGAACTTGCTAAAATGTATGGTGATCCTAATAAAATAACCAGAGGTGATGTTATAGCTGCTGCTACAAAAAATGAAAAACAAATGGGTAGCATGGTTATGAAACCAATGGGTAAAGCACAAGATACACAAGCACCTCAATCTTATATGGAAAAAGGTAATAGACAAAAAACTATGATGTACGGTGGTATGGCTGCTAAGAAAAAAAGAGTACCTATGATGATGGGTGATAAAGTACATGGTCGTGCTTATGGACCAAGAAAACCAAATACAGTCTAATGCCATTAAAACGTGGAACAAGTCGTAAGACTATTGGTAAAAACATATCTACTTTAAAAAAAGAAGGTAGACCACAGAAACAAGCTGTAGCTATTGCTTTAAATAAAGCAGGTAAAAAACGAACTCCAATGCAAAAAGGCAGTAGAGTCAATGAGGCTGGAAACTATACAAAACCTTCCATGCGTAAAAACTTATTCAACAGGATTAAGGCGAGTGGAAAAGGTGGCAAACCTGGACAATGGTCAGCAAGAAAAGCACAGATGCTGGCAAAACAATACAAAGCAAAAGGAGGAGGGTACAGATAATGGCAAAAGGAGTAAAGCATTATTTCAAGGATGGAAAACTTCATACAGGAGGTACGCACAAAATGCCAAATGGACAACTTCATTCAGGTAAAACTCACGGTAAAAATAGTAAGAGATTGTACCATTTAAACGAACTTTCAAAAAAAGTACAAGATAAAGTCAGGAAAAAAAATAAAGCGTAGTGGAAAAAAGATGTCAAAGGATCCCAAAGTAGGAACAGGAAAAAAACCAAAAGGTAGTAGTAGAAGACTTTATACAGATGAAAATCCTAAAGATACTGTTTCTATAAAGTTTGCTACAGTAGCAGATGCAAAAGCTAC